GCAGCGCGCGATCGACCGCTTGCCGGTGCCGAAGGACGGCAAGGACGGCGAGCCAGGTCAGCGCGGCGAGCAGGGGCTCCCGGGGCGCGATGGCCGCGACTTCGACCCGGACGTCCTGCGCGCCGCCGCTCGCGAAGAAGCGGCCGCCGAGGTGGCTGCGATTCCTCGGCCGGCCGACGGCAAGAGCGTGACAGTCGACGACGTGCGGCCGCTGATCGAAGGCGAGGTCAAGCGTCTGGCCGAGCAGCACAAGGCCGAGGCGCTGGCCGTCGTGCAGCGCGCAGTCGAAGCCATCCCGGTCCCGCGCGATGGCAAGGATGCGGACATGGACGCAGTGCGCGTCATGGTGCGCGAAGAGGCGCTGCAGGCCGTCAAGGCGATTCCTGTTCCGCGCGACGGCAAGGACGCGGACCCGGAGGCCGTGCGTCTGGCGGTCCGCGAGGAAGTCAGCCGCGCCGTCGCCGCACTGCCGCCGCCGCAGCCTGGCAAGGACGCCGACGCCGTGGCCATCGCGAAGGACGTGCTCGACATGGTCATGAAGTCGCTGCCCGCCGTGAAGGACGGCAGGGACGGCAAGGACGGCGAGAGCATCACCCCGGAGGACGTGCAGCCGCTCGTCGAGGCCGAGGTGTCGCGCCGCCTGCTGGAGATCGAGCGCCGCGCCACGGAAGTGGCGCAGCGAGCGGTCGACAAGGCGCCGAAGCCGAAGGATGGCGCGGACGGGTTCACGCCGGACGATCTGGAGATCTCGCTGGAGGACCGGACGCTGACCATCACGCTCTGCGCAGGTGAGCGGCGCGTGCAGCGCCAGGTTCACCTGCCTGGAATGATGGTCTACCGTGGCGTGTACGCGCCTGGCAAGGCCTATGCACAAGGCGATGCCGTCACCTACGGCGGCAGCGTCTGGGTGGCAAAACGCGACACGGGCCAGCCGCCCAAGGGCGCAGGCGACGACTGGCAGCTCGGGGTGAAGGGCACGCGATGAGAGGCCCGAAGGTCATCATCCCGCCGGCGGAAGAACCGCTGACGATCGACGAGTGCCGGTCGCATCTGGAAGCGCTGCCATACGGCGACAGCGACAGCAGCGACGACATGGACGACACCATGATCCTCGGCTGGCTGGCCGCGGCGCGTGAGCACTGCGAGAACTTCCTGGGCCTGTCGCTGGCCGAGCGCGTGCTGGAGATCGCGCTGGACGAGAGCCCGACCGAGGCGGTCGAGCTGCCGTTTGGCCCGGTGCTGGAGATCCTGAGCGTGACGGTCGGCGGCGGCGAGGCCAGCAGCAGTTCGTCCAGCAGCAGCGATGCCGAGACGGTCGACCCGTCGGCCTACCTGCTCGACGACTTCAGCATGCCGAATCGGCTGGTCGTGCGTTCGGCCTGGCCGGCGTCGGGCGGCCCGCTGGGCGTGCGCATCACATACCGCGCCGGCTACGGCCGCGCCGACGCAACGGACACCGAGCAGCCGCTGCCGGCGACGTTCCGGGCCGCGATCCTGCTCGTGCTGGGCCACCTGTTCGCCCACCGCGAAGAGGCCACGGAAAAGGCGCTCACCGCGCTGCCGCTCGGGTTCGAGGCGCTGCTGCGGCCGTCTCGCGTGCGCCTGGGGATGGCATGAGCTTGGCTGCCGGCCGCCTGCGGCATCGGGTACGCATCGAACAGATCACGACGGAACAGGACTCCGACGGCAACGCGGTCGAGACATGGGCTGACTTCGTGGGCAGCCTGGTGCCGGCCGAGATCGCGCCGCTGTCGGGCCGGGAGTTCATAGCGGCGGCTGCGACGCAGTCCAAGGTGACGGCGCGCATCACCATCCGGCACAGGCCCGGCATCGCGCCGAGCATGCGCGTCGTGCACCGCGACACGACCTACAACGTCGAGGCGGTGCTGCCCGACGCGCGCAGCGGCATCCGCCACATGACCCTGCTCTGTTCGTATGGCGTCAATCCGGGCTGAGTGGCTCAAGGAGCTGGCCGGGACGGTGGTATGCATTGCGAGCGGGCCGAGCCTGACCGCTGAAGACTGCGAACTGGTGCGCGCGAGCGGCCTGCCGACGATCGTGACGAACACGACGTACCAGCTGTGCCCGTGGGCGACGGTGCTGCTGGCGTTCGACGAGAACTGGTGGAAGGTGCACCACGCGCAGGTGGCGAAGGACTTCAAGGGCCGGCGCGTCACCTGCTCCAACAACGGCGCGAAGTACGGCGCGCTGTCCCTGCGGACTCTGCGGCTGATGAGCTTCAAGCCATTCGGCAACAGCGGCGCGGCGGCAGTCTCTCTCGCCGCCCTGGCCGGCGCGAAGAAGGTCATCTTGCTGGGCTATGACTGCCAGCACACGGCGGGCCGGACGCACTGGCACGGCGACCACCCGGCGCCGCTGGGCAACGCCGGCAGCGTCGGCAAGTGGCCGAAGCAGTTCGCGCAGGTGGCGATGTACGCGAAGGGCAGGCGCTGCCAGGTAGTGAACGCAAGTCGCTCGACGGCGCTGACGTGTTTCGCGCGCAGCACGCTAGAGGAAGCGCTGGCACTGGCGGTGCCACAGGAGATGGCGGCAGCATGACCGAAGACCTGTACTCGCAGACCAAGCCGGTCTACTGGCTCGACCGCCTGGCCACGCTGCGCGACGGCTTCTCGCCGGCACCCGTGCACGTGCAGCTCGTGCTCTCGGACCTGTGCAATCAGGACTGCGGCTTCTGCGCCTACCGCATGTCGTCTGGCCTCTCGAACGAGCTCTTCCCGGAGGGCGCCCGCAAGAACCCGAACCGGCAGATCGCGACGGACAAGGCGCGCGAGATCATCGACGACTGCGCCGACATCGGCGTTCACGCGATCCAGTTCACCGGCGGCGGCGAGCCGACAGTGCACCCGGATCACCTGGAGATGTTCGCGCGCGCGCAGGCCCGCGGCATGTCGACGGCGCTCGTGACCAACGCGATCGCGCTGGACACCGAACATCAAGCCGTGCACGCGATGCGCTGGATTCGCGTCTCGATCGACGCCGGCAGCGCGGAGACCTACGCCCGAACGAGGCGAGTGGCGCAGCGGTACTGGCCTGTCGCCTGGCAGAAGGTCAAGGAGCTGGCACAGCGGTGCACCGGGACCGTCAGCGTCGGCTTCGTGGTCACGCCGGAGAACTACCGCGAGCTTCCGGCCGCCTGCGAGCTTGCGCTGGAGGCCGGCGCTGCGAACGTCCGCGTCGGCGCCGTCTTCAGCGCCGACGGCGTCTCGCACTACGGCGACCTGCTGCCGGAGATCGCCGCGGTGCGAGCCGATGCGCGCGCGCGGTTCGGGGCTCTGGTCGTTGACCTGTTCGATCGGCGCATCGCTGACCTGAATGCCGGCAGCCCGACGGAAGAGCTCTGCGGCTACCAGCACCTGTCGACGTACATCGGCGGCGACTTGGGCGTGTACCGATGCTGCAACACCGCGTACACGCGCGCCGGCAAGGTCGCCAGCCTGCATGACCGCCGGTTCGCGAGCCTGTTCGGCCAGGCCGTGCAGCACTTCGACGCCACAGGCTGCCGCTTCTGCCAGTTCCGCGGTCAGAACCAGGTGATCGCTGCGACGCAGCGCAAGAGCATGCACGCGGAGTTCGTGTGATCTCGGTCTGCATGCCCTACTGGCAGCGCCAGACCCACCTGGACCGGACGCTGGCGAGCTACCGGCGGCTGTACGGGCACCTGGACATCGAGGTGTCCATCTGCGACGACGGCTCGCCGGTCCCGGTTGAAGCGCCAGGGTGCGTCGTCACGCGGCTGCCGGCCAAGAGCGTCGGCCTCAACCCGTGCGTGCCGATCAACCGCGCGGTGCAGGCCAGCAGCGGGGACGTGATCGTGCTCACGAACCCGGAGGTCGAGCACACCGACGACGTGCTCAGCGGCATGCTGGCGATGCTGCAGAGCGAAAACGACTACGTCACCGTGTCATGCCGGGACGCCGGGGGGTTGTGGCTGGCCGGGCCGAAGGTCGACTACATGAAGCACGGCCGCCTGCCGGTGCCTCCTGGGTCGCACTTCCACTTTTGCGCGATGTTCCGGCGTTCGCTGTGGGACCGCGTCGGAGGCTTCGACGAGGCATACCGCCACGGCCGCAGCTGTGAGGACAACGACTGGTTATGGTCGCTGGCGTCCGCTGGCGCTGTGTTCAAGCTGGCGCCCGGTGTCGTGCGTCACCACGCGACGCCGCATGCGTATCAGGGCGTGCACGAGACGAACCGCGACCGGCTCGTGTCCAAGTGGGGGCACCTGTGGACCTGACCGTGGCGTGCGTGCTGCGCAGCGGCGGTTCCTACAGCGCCGCCCATGTCGAAGGTCTGCGCGCGCAGGTCGCGCACTGGATGCCGGCGGCACGCTTCGTGTGCCTGTCTGATGTGCCCGTCGACTGCGAGCGCCTGCCGCTGCAGACCGACTGGCCTGGATGGTGGGCAAAGCTGGAGCTGTTCCGCGAGCTCACCGGCCGGACGCTGTACCTGGACCTGGACAGCGTGATCGTTGCCGACCCATCGCCGCTGGTGACCGGGCGGTTCCTGATGATCAGGAACTGGGCGTATCCGAGCCTCTTCGCGAGCGGCGTGATGTCGTGGGACGGCGACTACAGCCACATCACCAAGGCCTTCGAGCCGGTGGCCGCCGAGGTCATGGCGACCTACACGACCTGCGAGAAGTGGGGCGACCAGGCGTTCATCGCCGAGCATGCCGGAGACGTGCGCGCGTTCCAGGATGGGGCCATCGTCAGCTACCGGTATCAGATGGCACGGCGCCGGCTCAGAGTACCGCCGAGGCGCGCGCGCATCGTCGCGTTCAACGCCACGCACGTGCCGTGGGAAGGGCCGGACTGGGCGCGCAAGTGGTGGCGACAAGGGGCACCGGCATGACGACGCTGCTGTGCGTGCTGCGCGCCGGCAAGGACTTCGCGCCGGCTCACGTGCAGTGGCTGGCGCGCCAGGTGCCGGGCATCGTGTGCCTGTCGGACCAGTCTGTCCCCGGAGTGCCAACCATCGCGCTGCGCACGCGCTGGCCTGGCTGGTGGGCGAAGCTGGAGGCATTCGACAGCGAGCTCGTCAGCGGCGACGTGCTGCTGATGGACCTGGACACGGTCGTGCTGAAGCTGCCGCGGTTGCCATCGAAGACGACCGTGCTGTCGGACTTCTACAGGCCGCACCTGATGGGCTCGGGCTTCATGTTCATCACGGCCGCGGACCGCGCGCGCTGCTGGGAGGCGTTCAACGTCAACCCTGCGCGGCACATGCGCGAGTGCGTCACGCGCGCGCGCTGGGGCGACCAGGGGTTCCTGCAGCCGTTCCTCGGCGTGGCCGCGCGGTGGGGCGACGAAGTGCGCAGCTACAAGGTGCACTGCCGAAGCGGGGTGCCGCAGGGCACGCAGATCGTGTGCTTTCACGGCAAGCCGAGGCCGTGGGACGTGGCCGACGAGTGGGTGCCGCCGCTGCACCGAGCGATGGAAGCCGCGTGATCGAGCATCTGGCAGCAATCGAAGCCCGCCTGGATCAAATCGAAGAGAAGCTCGACGCACTGCTCAAGGCCCTGGCCGAAGAGCCGGAGGAAGACGCCGCCGTGCGAAGCCTGGATGGCCGCGTGTTCCCGGCGCGCGACGACGGCAGGAGTCTGGGCTGATGCAGGTCGACGTGAAGCTCAGCGGCCTGGACGGCGTGCTCGAGGCGCTGCGCAAGCTGCCGCCGGAAGTCGTCAGCAAGAACGGCGGCCCGGTGCGCGTCGCGCTGCGCAAGGCCGCGCAGGTCTTCGTGAAGCAGGCGCGCATCAACTTCGGCGCGGCGGTGGCGATGGCAGGCGTCTCCGGCATCACCGACACGACGGGCTTCACGCAGCAGCAGATCACGGCCAAGCGCGGCCGGAAGATGCCGGCCGGCGTCAAGGGCGAGCGGCAGCTGGTGACGGTTCGCTACGTGCCGCACCCGAACGGCAACACCTTCCGCGGCCGGCCTATCCGCGCGAACGACATCGCTTTCGTCATGGAGCACGGCAGCAGCAAGCAGCCGGCGACGCCCTGGCTGAAGCCCGCATTCGAGGCCAAGGCCCCGGAGGCGCTGGCGACCATCGAGACAGAACTGCCGCGCGCCATCGGCCGCGCTGCGCGAAAGCTCGGATTCAAGACCGAGGGGATGTGATGAAGCGCGTCCCGAAGTTCCACCAACTGCCGCGGCACAGCGCGGCGCACTGATCTACCCGAAGGAGAGCTCACATGGCTGCAGGTGCATGGGTCATTCCCGACAAGGCGCTGCTGAACTTCGTCAGCGCCACGAACTTGCTGGCGCAGTCGACCGCCGGCAACTGGCGGGTTGCGCTGATCGACAGCGGCTTCACGCCCGACGACGCCACCGACGAGGTCTGGGCCGATTTCTCGGGTGACGAGATCGCCAACGGCGATGGCTACACCACGGGCGGCGCCGCGCCTGCCTCGGTGTCGCTCAGCGAGAGCGGCGGCACCGTGACCTTCGACATCGGCGACGTCGTGTGGACCGCCAGCGGTTCCGGCATCCCGGCCTGGCGCCGCGCGGTGCTGTACTACGCCGGCACGCTCAACAGCAAGGTCAACCCTGTGCTGGGGCACTTCCTCGGCGACAACACGCCGGCCGACGTGCCGATCACGACCGACGGCAACACGCTGACGATCGAGGCGCATGCGAGCGGCGTCCTGACGCTGGCGGTGCTGTGATGGGCGACGCCATGACTGCCGGAACCGCCCCCACGCCCACCGAGCCGCCGGCACCGTGGACCCCGCCCGCGCACTGGCCGCCGATGCCGGAGGGCCTGACGCCTGCGCAGGTGGCCGACTGGATCGCCAGGCTGACCCAGGCCGACGCGAACAAGGCGCAGGCCGAAGCGATGAACGCTGCGGCCGTCGAGCAGCGCCGGGCAACGCAGGCCGTTGCCGATGGCTTGGCCGCGATGGCGGGCGGTTCGCAGATGAGCGAGCGCGACCTGGTGCTGCACTTCCTGGCACGCATGCCGGAGATGACCGGCCTGAGCGACCTGGATGTGGTGGACCTGGCGATCAAGCGCGTCAACGCCCTGCGGCGGCGCTTCCCGCCGGCCTGACCATGCGCGACTGCCTGACACCCACAGAGCGCCGGGCGGCCGAGCACGCCCTGCAGCATCTTGTGCGGTCGGGCGCCATACCCGCGCCGGAGTTGATCCGCTGCGACCTGCTGCAGTCTGCGGCCGTAGCCCTGTGGCTGTCGAAAGAGAAGCGCGGCGCGCTGCCGGAGTTCGGCGCCGCGTTCGCGCAGGCGCGATGGGCGATGCTGGACGAACTGCGCCGCTGGCTACGGCGCCGCGCTGCACCGGAGATTCAGCCGATGCCGCAGAGCGACGCGCACCACGAGACGCCAGAGCGAATCCTCGCCGCAAAGCAGGCACTGGTGGCGCTGGATGCGCTGACAGACCGGCAGCGCGAGATTCTGGCGGCCTACATGGAGCACGACGACCCGCGCGAACGAAAGCGCCTTACTGGCGTGGGTACGTCGCGCGTGCAGCAGGTCAAGGACCGGGCGCGCGAGTTGATGGCCGCTGCAATCTGAACACGAGGCACAAGTGCCCGAAGCGCGAGACGATTACTACACGGTGCCGAGCGGCATGAACCTTGGGGCCGGCATGGTTGTGCCGCAACCGCCGCCAAGCTGGGTGCCGGCGCCCGGCGAGGTCGCGGTCCTCAGCACGACGAACGGCCTGCTCGCCAACACGTTCCGCAGCGTCGCGGCGACCTACTACACCCAGTTCCACGCCAGCAAGATCGCCAACAGCTACGGCGGCGGGCTGAAGAATCCGTACTGGGGTTACTACGGCTGCAACGTCATCTTCAGCGGCGGCCACAGCAACACCAACGACAACAGCGTCATCATCGCCGAGTACCAAGCCGATCAGGTCGAGTTCAAGCGCATCACCGACCCGGTGCCGTGGTTCGGCCTCGACGGTGATCCGTTCGACAACGCGGTCGGCAACCTTAACACGGCTGGCGTGCTGGACTGGATAGACGGCACGGTCGGCGGGGATCTGGAATATGGCGAAGCCAAGAACCTGACCGGCGACCTGGCGGCGTGGAACGGCCAACCGGGCGCAAGCCACACCTACGGCTGCATGGTCGTCATCGGCCCGGAGCATGGCGGTGCGAAGCATGGGACGGTGCTCAAGACACAGAATGCCGCGGTCGGGCACATCAACTACCAGGGCTGCATTGCGGCGCACGCCCTGCACCTGACCACGACCGACACCGACTCTCCCTTCTGGTGGGAGCGGCATACGAACACGCGATACAACGAGGGCACCACCTACTGGAAGGCCCCGACGCTGTGCACGTTCGTGCCGGCACAAGGCCGGGTCTACATGACAACGCGCGGCGGCACAGGGGGCAAAGTCGTCTGGTATGACGTTGCGGCCGGAGACTGGATCGAGGGCACTGGCACGGCCTTCGACTTCAACCTGGCCGACTCGTCCGGCTCCCCCGCCTTCCATGCCGAGAGCGGCTGCCAGTTCTACGTACCGGAGCGCGGCCTGCTGATCTGCTGCTACAGCTACGGCGGCGACCTGCGCGTGCAGTGGATGGACGTTACGGTCACGCAGCCCACGCTCGGTGGCACCGCCTCGCTGAGTCAGACGCTCAACACCGGCACGCTTGCGGACGAGGACGAAACGTACTGGTGGGGCGCTGCGACGTGGTGTCCTGAAGCCGAGCGAATCATCGTGGCCGGCGTCGAGCAGGACGACGAGGCGGCCTACGAGATCGAGATCCCGGCCACGCTGACCGACACCTGGACGGTGACGCGCGCACCGTTCGGCGACGGGCAGACCTTCTACCCGAACACCAACACCACGCACCACAAGTTCCAGTACGACGCCCGCCTGGGCGCGATCACATGGTTCCCGTTCGCCAGCACTGACGGTGCCGACACGATGCACGTCTACCGACCGAGAGGCACCTGATGGCGCAGCCGACATTCAACAACGCGGCCCAGTTCTACGACGGCAGTTTTTCGAGCACGCTGACGGGCTCCTTCGATGTCGGCTCTGGCGACGACATTGGCATCATCGCGTTCGCCACGGTCAACAACAACGCCACGACCATCGACTCCCTCGTGATCGGTGGCGAGACGATGACCGCTGACACGGCGTTCGATCTTTCGTCCATCGGCTACACGGGCGAGTACAGGGCTTTCCGGCTGCCGGCCTCGGCACTCACCGGCTCGCAGTCGTTCACGCTGACATGCGGCGACGCCAACAGCCGCCCCGGCGTGGCGTTCATGTCCTACCGCGACACGAGCGCTATATCGTCTTCAAGCAACTTCGGCGCGAGCGGATACAACCCGCAGCCGACCAAGAGCAGCGACACGGATAGCGTGGTCGCCGGACTCTATTCGATCTCCACCGGCGGCACGATTGCGGCGGACTCGCCGACGGTCGAGCGGCTCGACAGCGCATCCTCAAACTTCCCGCAGATATACGGGATGGACGAGCCCGGGGCGTCGTCGGTCACGATGTCGGCGACAGTGACGGGTGGAGGCACCCCGTACACGTTCGGCTCGACGTGGAGCATCGCCGGCATTACGGCGCCCGCCGACCCGACCCTGAGCGCGGCCAGCTTCACCGCAGACGGCTCAACCACTGGCGAATTGTCGGTGACGACGGACGTCGCGGCGGGCACGCTGTACGCCGTGCTGACGACCAGCAGCACGACGCCGAGCGATACGCAGATCGAGAACGGCCAGGATCACACCGGCGCGGCGGCGGCATGGGATGGCAGCGACGCGAGCGTGATCGCCGGGGCCAACACCTTCAACGCGACCGGCCTCAGCCCGGCCACCCAATACTGGCCGCACTTCTTCCATGACAACGGGGCCGGCGATGTCATCACTGGCACCAGCGACACGACGGACCCGCTGCGCGGCTTCGACTTCGACACCGACCCGGACTGCATCTTCGGCGAGATCGTCGGGTCGCTGACCGGCATCGGCCTGGAGGCCGAGGACGAGGACTACATCGTCCGGGCCTATGACGTGGCGACGGGTGCGCTCGTCGAGGAAAGCGGCACGCTACAGATTGACAGCACCGGTAGGCTGCCGCGGTGGGAGGATGTTGCCCTCGCCGCCGCCACCGAGTACCACCTCGTCTTCGTGCGCGTGGGCGACGGCGAGATCGGCTGCAAGAGGATGACGACGACGTGATCCTGATCGGCGGCATCCCCGGCCGGCTGAAGGTCGGCAACGTCGGCATCTTCCCGTCGGAGATCAGCGGGCTCGGCGACGAGGACTCGCCGCTGCTCAACGACCCGGACCTGCCGGCCGACGCGGACACACAACTGCTGTGGGTGCTGCTGACGCCGCTGATCGCCAGCGGCACGACGCAGGCCGACGACTTCGGCGGGTACGCGCTGATCGGCGCCGACGATGGCGCCTATGAGCAGGACTACCGTCTGCTGTGGATCGAGGCTGACGGCACGACTGGCGCGGACGATGGGACGATCTACGTCACCGTCGGCAGCACGACCATCAATGCAGGCGCCCCGTCGGAAATCGAGGCGCAGACCTACGCGCCCACTGTCGACCAGACGGCAAACCAGCGCGTCGTGCCTTCGGCCGCGGCGATCGAGGCCACGACCTATGCGCCGGTGGTCGACCGGACAGCGAACCAGACCGTCGCTCCGGCCGCTACTTCCTTCGCGGTCACCAGCTACGCGCCGACAGTCGATCGCCAGGACTCGCGAACCATCACACCGGCGGCAGCGGCCATCGCAGCTGCCTCCTACGCGCCGACCGTCTCGCGCACAGAGAACCAGATCGTGCGGCCTGGCGTGGCCGCTGTGGAGGTCGCAAGCTACCAGGTGACGCTGGCGCAGACGGCCGACCTGACGCTGTCGCCGCAGTTCGCGGCACTGGCTGCTGCCACCTACGCGCCGACGGTGTCGCGCGGTGGCGCATTCGTCGCCACTCCCGGCGCTGCATCGGTCTCGCTGGCCACCTATGCACCCACCGTAGACCGCACGGCGCATGTCACGCTGCAGCCTGCGGCCGCCGCGGTGGCGCTCTCCAGCTACGCGCCGACGGTCCAGCGCACGCAGTCTGGAGTCGTGTCACCCGGCTATGCCGCTGTCGAGCTTCAGACCTACGCACCGACGGTCGACAGGACGGCGCACCAGATCGTCGCGCCGGACCTGGGCGCCGTTGCGCTGCAGACCTACGCGCCGAGCGTCCAGCAGCAGACCGGCACGCGCGTGCGACCTGGCCCGGCTTCGCTGCAGGTGCTCACGGCTGCGCCGACGGCCACGCAGACAGGCAATAGGCGGTTCGTCCCTGGTGTCGCGCAGGTCAGCGCAGCGCCGCGCGTGCCGGTCGTCACGCGCACCGAGCCATCAACCGTCCCGAGGCACGTCTTCATGCCACCAGTTCACACCTGGCTGGCCGCCAGCGCGGCCGTCACGAACATCGTCGGCACCTCGCCGCCGCGCATCTGGCGCCACGGAGCGGCCCCGCAGACGCGCGACGGTGCGCCGATGCCCGACCCGTACCTGACTTGGTTCAGCCCGAGCATGGCGCCGGAGGTCAACCTCAGCGGCCTGCCGCCGACCGCTCGCGTCAGCGTGCAGGTGGACTGCTGGCACCAGACCGATGCCGGCGTCGAGATCCTGGCCCGCGCGGTGCGCGACGCAATGGAGCAGCACAGCTACATGACGGGGCTCGTCGCGAACCTGCGCGAGCCAGAGACGCGGCTGTACCGCATGGGCCTGCAGTTCGACGTGTGGCTCGACCGAGGCCGCGAGCGCGCCTTGTGACCTGACTTTCTCGCTTCCGCAACCCGGGCCGCAGTAGCGGCCCTTCTTCTTGGAGAACGCCATGAGCGTGATCGACAACAGCTACGAAACCCAGGGCACCCACCTGTTCTTCGTCGACGACGTGACCAGCAGCGTGCCTGAGATCGTCAAGCTGACTTGCCCCACCGGCATCACCGGCGTGGGCGGCGGCACGAAGGACCAGATCGACACGACGTGTCTCGACGAGGTCAGCGGCTACCGCAAGTTCGTGGGCGGCCTGGCCAGCGGCGACCCGGTCAGCGTGCCCTTCATCCTGTACCACCAGGACGGCAGCCACCAGGCGCTGTTCCAGCTGCGGCGCGAGAACCGCAACGTCGGCTGGCTGGTCGGCCTGAGCGACAGCGACAGCGTGCCGACCGTGATCGACAGCGACGGCAACGTCGAGCCGCCGAACGACCGGACGTGCTTCACGTTCTTCGGCTACGTCGCGAACATCACCGTCGACATCGCCGGCAACGAGGTCGTGCGCGGCACGCTGACGATCCAGCCGAACGGCGCCACCACGCCGCACTGGGTCTGAGCATGGGCGCTCTCGACGACTCGCTGTTCGTCAGCGACAAGGTGCACGAGCGAAAGGTGACGCTGCCGGACGGCCAGGAGCACACCCTGTTCTTCCGCGAGCTGCCGGCGCTGGAGTTTCGCAAGTTCGCGGCCGACGAGAGATCGCCGGACGAGAACGTGCGCGCCGGCAGCGTCGCGCGCCTGATCGTCGCCAGCCTGTGCGAAGCCGACGGCAAGCCGGCGCTGACGATGGACAAGGCGCGCAAGCTCAAGGCCTCGGCAGCCGAGGCGATCCTGTCGGTCGTGCTCAAGCTCAACGGCGTCGGACAGGCTGGTGAGCAGGGAAACGGCTGAGGGCGCGCGGTGAGGACTGGTTCTGGCACGTTCTCGCGCTGGCCCTCGGTGGCCGCACGGTTGCGGAATGGCAGTCGGCCATGTCGCAGCGCGAGTTCACAGCCTGGATCGAGTTCTACCGGCTCCACCCGTTCGACGACATGCACCGCGTGCACCGGCCGGCCGCTCTGGTGGCAGGCGCGATCGGCGGCGGCAATGTCGCGAAGCTGCTCGAGTGGCTCGCCCCTGAGCCCGTGCCCGAAGGCTTCTCCGCGGCCGACCTGGCGACCATGAAAGCGTTCGGGTTGAAGCCGCAGAGCAAGAAGCCGCGCCGCAAGAAGGAGTGACATGGCCCACAGCCTGATCGTCGACCTGTTGATGCGAACGGGGTCGTTCGAGACCGACTCCAAGCGCGCGGCCAGGCAGGCGCAAGCCATGGCCAAGGAGATCGACCGCGCCGGCAAGATCATCGGAGGCGCGCTCGCGACCGCGGCTCTCGCCACTGCCGCCTGGGTCAAGAGCAGCATCAACGCGGCCGACGAAGCCATCAAGCAGGCGCAGAGCGTAGGCCTGCTGGTCGAGCAGTACACGGCGCTTTCCTACGCTGGCGAGTTGAGCGGCGTCTCGCAGACCGAGCTCGCGAGCGCCCTCACGATCCTGTCGCGCCGGACCAAGGATGCGGCCGACGGCAGCAAAGAGGCCGCGGATGCGTTCGCGCGGCTCGGGGTCAACATCAAGGCGCCGACCGGCGCGCTGAAGGACACCGACGCGCTGCTGAAGGAACTCGCGGACCGCTTCGCCAGGATGCCCGACGGCATCGAGAAGACTGCGCTCGCGACGGAACTGCTCGGCCGCAGCGGCGCGAAGCTGATCCCGCTGCTGAACGGCGGGTCGCAGGGCCTGCGCGACATGGCCGAAGAGGCTGCCCAGCTCGGCGTCATCATCGACACCAAGACGGCCAAGGCTGCCGAGCAGTTCAACGACAACCTGACGCGGCTCGGCCAGCTCGCGCGCGGCTTCGGCAACGACCTCGCCGCGCAGTTCCTGCCGCTGCTGGTCGAAGTCACGGATCTGCTGGTCGACGTCGGCAAGGAGTCGCGCGCTACCGGCGACGACATGAAGGAGGCCGGGACCGCCTTCAAGGTCGTCAACACGGTGCTGCAGACGTTCCTGGTGCTGCTGTCCGACGTGAAGTTCGTCCTGACCAGCACCGGTCGCGAGATCGGGGCCTGGTCCGCGCAGATCGGCGTGGCGCTGGAGTTCCTGACCACGCGGCCCGAAGAGCTGATGCAGCGCGCGCCGGAGATGTGGCGGCGCTTCCGGGCGATCAGCGGCGCCGTCAGCGAGGACGCCGAGCGCGCTCGCAAGGAACTGGACAAGTTCCAGGCGCGCGTCATGGCGCTGGGGTCTGGCGGCGCAGAGGCTGCAGGCGGCTCGCCAGCTGTCACCGGTGGCGACCCGGACGCCGACCGACGCCGGGCCGAGGAAGAACGCCGCCGCGCAGCCGAGGCCGCGAAGCTCGCCGAGGCGAACCGCAAGCGCGTCGAGCAGTACCTCGACGGCCTGCGCAAGCAACTGCAGGCCACGCAGGATCTGTCGGTCGCAGAGACGGTGCTGGCCGACATCCGCGCCGGCCGGCTGGGCACGTCGGTCTCCAGGCAGCAGACGCAGGAGCTGCTCGCCGTCGCGCAGCAGATCGACGCCGCCCGGAAGGCCGCGCAGGCGGCCGCTGATGCCGATGCCGCGCTGCGCGAGCAGAACCGCCGCGTGCAGGAGAACTTCGAGGCTTCCCGCCGCGCTGCCAGCGAGCAGCTGACCGAAGCGAACAGCCTCGTGCAGGACTCCTTCGAGCAGACGCGCGCGCTGGCGATCTCCGTCGAGACGCCGATGGAACGCCTGAATCGCCGGCTCGCCGAACTGAACACGCTGGCCAAGGAGAACCCTTTCCTGTCCGACAACGTGGAACTGGTCGGCCGCCTGCGCAAGCAGGTATGGGACGAGTGGTCGGAGAGCATCGGCGCCGTCGGCAAGAAGCTCGACGACTTCGGGCGCACGTTCGCGGAGAACGCGCAGAACCTGCTCGGCGACACGCTCTACCAGACCTGGAAGGGCAACACCGACGGACTGCTCCAACTGTGGGGCGACATGCTGCTTCGCATGCTGGCGCAGGCTCAGGCCGCGAACCTGGCGCGCGCGCTGTTCGGGTCTGACGACAGCGGCAACCTCAGTGGCGGCTGGCTCAGCCGCATCGGCAGCGCCATCGCGGGCTACTTCGGCGGCGGCGGGTTCGGCACCGGTGCGCAGTACGGGAATCAGGACTACGGCCAGTACCTGTCCACCGGCACGAACTACGTGCCGTACAACGGCATGCGCGCCGTGCTGCACGAGGGCGAGGCTGTCGTGCCGAAGAAGTACAACCCGGCAGCCGGCGCGCCAGTCGGTGGCGGCGGCCAGCGCGTCGAGGTGAACAACTATTTCGGTTCGGAAGCCCAGGTCAGCACGCGTCAGGGTTCCGATGGCCGGCTCATCGTCGATTTCGAGCGGCGCGTCGTCGGCGCGGTGGCGGCCGACACGGCGCGCGGTGGCGTCACCGCCCGCGCTGTGGCCGGCCGCTTCGGCATGGGCGAAGGCAGCACGCTGACGCGCAGGCGAGGGTGAGTGGCGAGCATCCGAGAGTTTCCGCCCGCGTTGCCGGCGGCGCTGGTGGCCGGGCATGGCTTCCAGCCTGTTCCGAACGCCAGGCAGCGCGAGCGCGACCAGGGCGAGGTGCGGCTGAGGCCGCGCTACCGAAGTTCGCCGGAGGTCTGCAGCGCATCATGGCTTTTCGACCAGGACCAGTTCGACGCCTTCCACGATTGGTTCGAGGACGAACTGCAGGCCGGCTCGCTGGACTTCGACGTGCGCGTGCAGCACCGCGGCACCGAGTACGGCACCACCTGGTACACGGCCGTCTTCTTGCAGGACTACGCGGCCGAGGTGCTGCACCCGATGCTGTACCGCGTGACTGCACCGCTGCTGCTGCGCACGTTGATCGGGCCGGTTCGCACCGCGCCGAGCATTCAGGCGCTGGGGCGGCTGGCGTTCTCCGGCGGCGCTGCTTTCGGCGCCTACGTGCTGTCAGCCCGCGGCGGCATCTCGCTGAGCGGCGGCGCCTACATGGGCTCGCCGCCGCTGCAGGCGCGGGGCGGCATCGCCTTCGCCGGTGGCGGGCCTGTCCGCGGCGCTGCGCTGGCGGTGCCGCGCGAGACAGACGACAGCGTCGAGCGCGAGACAGACTCCGGCTTCGCGCGTGACACCGACTGAACGAGAGGCAGGGCATGGGCATCCGAATTCACGAACTCAACGACGCTGCAGCGGACAGCTCCAACGCCCTGAGCGCCGAGATGCTGGTCGAGGTGTCGCGGCCTTCGTTCACAGTGAGCATCACCGCGGCCACCATCGCCGCCGCCGCCGAGAGCGAGGGCGGCGCCTTCGAGGACAGCGCCGACGGCTTCGTGGCAGCCGGATTCACGGAAGGCGACAGTGTGCGCGTGAGCGGATTCACCGAGGCCGCAAACAACATCTTCAGCGGCCGCATCACGACGCTGACCGCCGGATACATGCACATCGCAGGGTCTGACGGAGACGGCATCGTCGACGAGGTGGAAGGCGACACGGTCACGATCACGCGATGGGAAAGCCGGCGCGTGTCCGCCGAAGACCTGGCGGACATGGCCGGCAGCCGCGACAGCGTGACCGCGCTGGCGATCAGTTCCGGCGTGGTCGACATCGACTGCGACGACGGCGATTACTTCGTCTTGGACCTGACCGAGAACGTCAGCAGCATCACCTTCAGCAACCTGCCGGCGCCCGGTCGCGGCCGCAGCCTGATGATCGAGATCACCCAGGACAGCACCGCGCGCACCGTGGCCTGGCCGGCGTCATTCACGGCCGCCGGCGGCACCCTTGGCAGCGTCAGCACGAGCGGCGGCGCCGTCGACCTGCTGGCGATCACCACATTCGACGGCGGCACCACCTGGCGCGCCACGCTGGCGACGGACTTCTCGTGAGCGGATTGGTCGGACATCGCGGGCTGCTTCTCGCCAGCGGTCAGCAGGTTGTGCAGAGCCAGTATCACCTGCTCGCATTCGACTCCTGGTCGATCACTGGCGACGGGCTCATCGCAACCCGAAACGGTGAGGCGTCTTCATCGTTCAACGCAACGTGCACGGGGTCTCCGGTCAGCGGGAACGTCTACTTCGAGTGGTCGCTGAACTCGATGCCGGCAACGGTCTATTCCGGCTACGTCGGCCTGTCGCAGTGCAGACTGAACTCGAGCGACGTTGTGACCGCAGTCAGGTTCCCTACTGCCAGCACAGGCGGTCTCTACCTGTATCGCTCAGGCACAAACTCCTGCGGCGTCAGCACAACGAACGGCCTGTATCTCAACGGCACAGCGGTGGGTAGCACTTCGGGATACCGGTTGACGGAGTCGCAGCGCATCGGGATCGCATTCAATCCCACGACCCGTGAGATCTGGGTAAGGAATGGGAGCGGCAGTTGGATCTCCGGCGACCCGGAAACGCCGACTGGACCGACTGGCACGCTGTCGGCGCTCGAGGCTCCGTCATCCGGGAACTACTCGGAGTTCCGCCCAGCGTGCGCTCTCTACAACTGCAACGGCGGCAGCAGCGGCACCGTCGTCGCGGAACTGATGGTCGCGTCCTGGCAGTTCGCATGGGCCGCGCCCAGCGGCTTCGCTCCATACGCCGGGGTTTAGTGTGGTCTGGGTCAATTACCCGTCGTCGTTGCCTGGACCGCAGCCGGGTTCGTTCTCGCCGCCAGCGAGACTCGCGGCGTCCAGTCTCGACGGGCCGCTGCAACTGCGCGCGCGCCATCGCGACATGGCGGGCAAGCGCAGCCGCTACACCTACACGTACACAGCCGAGCAGATGGATCTATGGCGGTCGTGGTTCGGTGGCGCTCTTCTGCATGGACGCCGATGGTTCCGCGCCGCGCTTCCAGGCAATGGCGGCCTTGTGGTTCGTGAGGCGCGGTACGTTTCCGTTCAGGAGTCGCTGCTCGGAGCCGGGGTCTACCGCGTGACGGCTGAGCTGGAAGAGCGCGGCGCGTATGCCTTGGTCGAGCCGCTGACTCCTGACCCGCTGTGGGCGCTTGTCGTGCTGCAGATCCAAGGCGGCGAACTCGTCGACCAGTCAAGCTACGCGCGGACATTGACTGGTGCCGGCGTGACGCAGTTCTATGACGCATGGCAGCCGCTGTCGCGACCGGTGATCAGGATTCAGGGGACGCTGAGCTTCCCGAGCCCGACGCCCGGGTTCGTGACATGGAATCCGGCGGCCGAGCTCGAGTGGGAAGACAACGATTGGACGGTGGAATTTCGCGTCCGGTGCGACCTGCCGCTGACCAACATCGTGCACTGGTATACCGACCGAGGCGGGGCTGGCGGCGACCCGCTCGGGATTCGCACGACGACCAACCTCTACACAAACGAGACGAACAGGGGCGTGCTCGCTGACTCGCTGGGTGATCAGACGGCGACCTTCGAGTCATCGGACGGCGTGTATGTCGTCGTCGAACGCATGGGCGACGTGGTCGCTGCTTCCATCAATGGCACGTTCGCGCCGCAGGATGTCGACCTCGGTTCTGGGTACACATTCGACTCGGTGTTCAGCTCGACTAACACGCCGCGCATCGGCATGCCGTCGTCGACGAATGCCAACATGGACATTCTCGTCTCGCAGTACCGCATCACGATGGGCGCGGCGCGCTACTCGCACACGAATCACGCTGTGCCCGACGTCTATTCGACGGGCTGAGGACTCATGCCTACCTATCTTCCAGCGCGCCGCGGCATCACGCAGTCAGAGGCGATGGCCGAAGCGCGTGCGTTCGCCCGCGTCGACCAGCCGGAACTGCTCACGCTGGCGCTGTACCACAGCAGCTTTCTCGACCGCTTCGGCCAGCCGACTGCGCTGTACCTCGTGTGCGATCACGAAGAGTTCACGGCGACGCTGGAAGCCGACGCGCCACTTCATGCCGGCCAGGAAGTGACCTTCACTCCCGTACCGATGACCGTCGTCATGCCGGAAGAGACCGACGAGAGCCGCGACCCGCGCGCGTCCATCGAGGTCGACAACGTCGCGCGACTGTTGTCGCCGCTGCTGCGCGAGGCGACCGCCGGCAGCGAGCCTGTCCGACTGATCGCTCGCACGTACCTGCCGGGCGACACCAGCGCGCCGCACGAGATGCCGCCGCTGAATCTCGAGATCCAGGGGGCCGAGAGCGACGGCGTCAACGTTCGCCTACAGGCGGGCTACGGCGACGTGACGAACTTCCCCTTCCCGGCTGTGAGCTACACCGCCGAGGAAGGGTTCGCCGGTCTGGCGGCGGCGCAATGAGCGGCTGGCTCTCTGCCTACGTCGGCCGGCCCTGGCGCGAAGGGGCATCGGGGCCGGAAGCCTACGATTGCCGAGGCCTCGTGCTGGCGGTGCAGCGCAGCGTGTGGGGGCGCGAGGTTCCGGCGCTCATTCAGCCCGGGACGGCGATCACCAGCGACGCGCTGCGCAGCGTCCGGCACTGGGCGCCTGCCGACGATTCGCCGCAGCCCGGCGACGTGCTGCTGCTGCACAGCCGAGGCGGTCCGCACGTGGGCATATTCGTGCTCGCCGGTCGCGCACTGCGGGTGCTGCACGCGCATGGCAGCGTGGTCGCTGGTCGCCAGGTGGGCCGGGTGCGCCTCAACGACCTGGCGGAACTGCTGGGCGCTGGCTACGGCAGGCCCCAGGTGTGGAGGCACCAGCCATGACCGGAACGGCGCTTCGGCGCACCATGCGCGCCCAGTGGGCGCACGTCGGCGCGATGCACGTCGAGCTGGACCACCGCGACCTGCGCGCAGTCGGCGAGCACCTGTGCATCAACGACCTGGCGCCGACGCACGGCAGGCCTGTCGTGTGCTGCATCAACGGCGAGTACATCGGTCGCGCGGACTGGTGGCAGCCGGTGCGGCGTGGCGATGTCGTCGTGTTCGCGGAGCTCGCGGCCAGCGGCGACAACGGGCGACTGCTGGCGACGCTGCTGGTGGCCGTGGCCAGTGCATACACCGGCGGCGCTGTCGGCGCGGCCTACGGCTCCGGCTGGGGCGCCGCTTCCGCCGCGGCGGTCAGCGTCGTCGGCGGCCTGCTCGTCGCCAGGCTGTTCCCGGTCGGCCAGCAGGGCGTCGGCGGCCAGGAGGTCAGCCCGACCTACAGCGGCCAACTGGAGGGGACGCGGCCGCGCTACGGCCAGGCAGTTCCCGTTCGCTACGGGCAGGAACTGTTCTTCCCGGACTGGGCATGCCCGGCCTACACCGAGTTCGCTGGCGACTCCGACATGTACTACTGCACAGGCCTGGCCATCGGCATCGGCGAGTATGACGTGCTAGGGGTCTACATCGGCGACACGCCGATTCAGAACTTTCAGGACGCCAGCGTCGAGATCATCGGCCCGGGCATGGCAGCGCGCACGCAAGGCACCGGGTACACCGGCCGCGACGAGTGGGGCGACCAGACGCTGATCGAGCTCGGCATGGTCACCGCCGAAGAGGTGGCCGGGCAGGAAATCCTCGACGACGACTGGGTCGGGCCGTTCGTCGTCACGCAACCAGGCTGGCAGACCGACAGACTGTTCTTCGATCTGGTGTTCCCGCGTGGCGTCGGGCAGGTCGGCAACGACGGCGCCGTCGGGTCGCTGTCGATCGGATGGCAGGTGGCGTATCAGGCCATCAACGACGACGGGCAACCGCTGGCCGGGTGGGTGCAGAGCGGCGGCTCATACATCGGCGCCACCTCGCGCCCGGTGCGCATCAGCACGCAGGTGAACGTCGCCGCGGGTCGCTACCGGGTCCGCATGCGGCGCGCGACGCCGCGGTCGGAGAACGACCGCGTGCTCAACGATCTGCAGTGGGCGCAGGCGCGCGGCAGGCTGTCCGTCGATGGCGTCACGCGCACGGACCTGACCGGCATCGTCGTGCGCATCCGTGCGAGCGAGCAACTGTCGGCCGCCACGCAGCGCCGCGTGAAGGTGCTAGCCAAGAGGCTGCTGCCGGTCTGGAACGGCACGACGTGGAGTTCGGTGCAGCCCACGCGGAACCCGGCCTGGGCGCTGGCGGACGTGTGGCGCAACTCGGTGTACGGCCGAGGCCTGCCGGACAGCCGAATCGACCTGGACTCGCTGCTGGATCTCGCCGACGTGTGGGACGAACGGCAGGACCGCTTCGATTACAGCTTCGACACGCGCATGACCACCGACGAGGCATCGCGCCTTGTCGCGGCTGCCGGGCGCGCGCGAACGATGCTGCGCCGCGGTGCGGTCTACAGCCTGGTGCGCGACGAGCGGCAGACAGACGCGGTCGCCGTCTTCATGCCGCGCAACATGGACCGCGACAGCTTCGCGCTGCGCTGGGCGCTGCCGACCAGCGAGACGCCGGACGCGGTGGCCGTGACCTACCGCAGCGGCAGGTACTGGGCGCCGCGCACCGTGTACGCGCAACTCCACGGCGGCACGATCTACGGCTATGACGCCGACGCAGCCGGCGTGCCTGTGCGGCCGTCAGGGGTGCCTGCTCCGACGCTGATCGAGGGCGTGGAGTTGCGCGGAGTGCTCGGCCGGCATCACGCGCTGCGCGAGGCGGTCTACCTGCTGGCGCGCGCGCTGTACCGCCGCGTGGAGGGCAGCTTCACGGCAGACCTGGACGGGCTGCTGATGAGCATGGGTTCTCTGATCGGCATCGCGCACGACGCCGCGCAGTGGGCGCAGAGCGGCGACGTCGTGGCCTACGATTCCGGCACGCTGACCCTGACCTTGAGCGAGCCGCCGCGATGGACCACCGGCGAGGTGCACTACGTCAGGCTGCAGGCAGACACCGGCGCACTCGGCGGCGCCATCGAGGTGACGCCAGGCGCCACCGACTTCGAGGTGGTGCTGGACAGCGCGCCGTTCTTCACGCCGGAGACGGTCGGATCGGACCGCGAGCGCACGCGCTACCTGTTCGGCGCGCTGCCTGACGTGCAGCGCCATGCCGTCGCGGCCGGACTGCGGCCGACGTCGGCCGACACCGTCGAGGTTCAATTCTTCCTCGAAGACGACCGTGTGCACGACGCCGATGCGGCCTGGCTTCCGGTGGGTGACGAGGAGCAAGACCCGCTGGCCGACGGCAGTCTGGGCCAGGTCGGCGACGACGGCGACGGCGACCCGGATTGGCTGCCGCTGGTGGCCCTGAGCACGAACGTCTTCTTCCATACGCCGATCTCCGGCCTCGCCCCGCCCGTGGTGGAACTGCAGTTCGGAAACGACGGCATCCTGACGGTGCTGACCGGCTATCTACCCGACCCGGTGCCCGCGCAGTGGCTGGTCTTCGGCGCCGTCGAGCCGACCATCGCGGCTCGGTTCGAGCTGCATGCCGAGCTGGTCGGCGCGGTGGACACCGCTTCGGACCCGAAGGTGGTCGAGCCGACATCCGGCAATGCGCTGGACACCTGGCTCGGCATGGGCACGACACGGCGCTTCGTGCTGGACATCACCGGCGAGGCGCCCGGCCAGACATGGACGTGCCCGCTGCGCATTCGCATCCGCGACGTGGCCACGCAGACGCTGCAGGCCGAGGCCACGCTCACCATGTCGATCTTCATCCAGAGTCCACCCTGAGAACCCCGCAAGGAGAACCGCATGCCGCTCGCAGTCGCCGCCATCAACTCGATCCACGACTGGTTCCACCGCGGCGCCTCGGCGCCGACGCTGCCCGGGACGTGGTACTACGGACTTCTCAGCGCCGTGCCAACGCTCGGAGATCCGAACGGCGTGGAGATTACGACCGGCGGCGTCACCAGGCAGGGGCGAGCGCGCAACACGACCCTGTGGAGCGGCACGCAGTCGGCCGGCTCGACGGGCGCCAGCACCGGCACCGATACGCCTGGCATCGTCAGCAACAACGACGAGATCGTCTTCGTGGCCAGCGCCAGCGCGGCGGTCAGCGGCGCAGTTGCGGTCGGGCTGTTCGATGCCTCTTCCGGCGGGAACCTCTGGGAGTGGATCTACATCACCGCAGGCGGTACGCCGGTGACGCGGAACTGGGCGGAGGGTGACGCGATCGCCATCGCTCCCGGCGACGCGGAGTTCGAGCTTTCATGAGGACGCGCACGATGCAGGCAGACGCACCAGACATCAGCCCCGTGGCCGTGGCCGTGGCCGCGCTCGGCGTGCTGCTCGGCCCGGAGTGGGCGCACGCGGCCGGCGCGTACAGCGTGATCACCCTCGGCTGGATCGGCGGCGTGATGGTCGGCGTGTACCGCATGCCGCCAGCGCGGCGCGCGCACATCGCAGCCTTCACGCTGGTCAGCTTCGTCGCCGTCATCGGCGTCACCGTGCCGCTTGCGCGATGGCTGGCCGGCGCACTGCCGAACCTGCTGCCGTGGGGTGGCTTGTCGGACCCCTACGGCCTTCTGTTCCCGCTGGCTTTCGCGCTGCCGGCCATCGGGCATTCGTGGCTCTCGGTCGGCCGCTGGGCCTGGGGCCTGATCCGCCGCCGCGCAGAGCCGCACCGGGAGGGCGCCGAATGAGCGCGATCTACGTCGTCACGGCGGCAGTGCTGGTCGCCGCCCTGTGGTCGGTCGTGTGCCGGCTCAACGCCATGCAGCACGGCGTGACCGAGCCGACCGTGTTCAAGCAGCACTTCGTTCTAGGGATGGGCCTGGCCGCCGCGCTGGTGCTGCCGGCGCCGATGGCGAAGCTCTCGCTGGCGCTGGCCGTGCTGTGCTGGCTCTGGCTCGCCGCGCCGCGCTGGCGCAGCGGTGCGCCGGACGGCACGCGCAGTGACCACGGCGCGCTGGACGATGCGCCGCACGCGCATGCTACGGCAGCGGGGCAAGGCCATGATCGGCATCGCTGAGCTCATCGCCTGCGGGCTCGCGCCGACGCAGGCGAGGCTGTTCGCCGATCCGATGGCGCGCACCTTCGAGCGCTTCGACATCAGCACGCCGGCCCGCGCAGCGGCGTTCATCGCCCAGGCCGGGCACGAGAGCGCCAGCTTCACGCGGCTTGAGGAATCGCTGTACTACACCACGCCGGAGCGCATCCGCGCCATGTGGCCGTCGCGCGTGCCGTCGCTCGCCGAGGCCGCGCGGCTGACACGCAACCCGCGTGCGCTGGCGAACCGGGTGTACGCGAACCGCCTGGGCAACGGAGACGAGAGCAGCGGCGACGGCTGGCGCTACCGCGGCCGCGGCATCTTCCAGCTCACCGGCCGCGCGAACTACATGGCCGCCGGCGACGCTCTGGGCGTGGAGTACAAGGCGCAGCCGGAGCTCGTCGCCGAGCCGCTGCACGCCTGCATGACGGCCGGCTGGTACTGGGCCAGCATCCGCGGCAACGAGCTCGCCGACAGCGCGCAGATCGACGCGCTGACGCGGCGGATCAACGGCCCCGGCATGGTGGGCGCAGACGACCGGCGCAGCCGCTACACGGCGGCCCTGGCCGGGCTGGCGGCGCTGGCGTGATCTGGACCCACGCCGCCGCCGCAGTCGCTGCGCTGGCGGTCGGCTTCACCGCCGGCTGGCAGGTGCAGTCGTGGCGCTGGGACCGCGCAGAGGCCCGCCAGCAGGCGCACGTGGCCACGCTGCGCGAGACGGCCATGCACCAGGCCCTGATCGAGACCACGCGCCGGCTGACGGCGCAACAGGAGGCCGCCAATGCCGCCGCCCAACAGGCCCGCCGCGCGCGGGCTGATGCCGCTGCTGCCGACGCTGCTGCTGGCAGCCTGCGCGAGCACGTCGCCCGGCTCGCCGCCCGTGCCGCCGGCAACGATCCCGCCGCTGCCGCCGGAGGCCAGACAGCCGCCGACGCCGCCGGAATGCTCGCCGAGCTGCAGCGCCGCGCTGACGAGCGCGCGGGAATCTTGGCTCGCATCGCCGACGAGCGCGGCATCGCCGGAGCGGCCTGCGAGCGGGCCTACGATGCGCTGAGCAGATGAAGGCCGTGGGGAAAATCTCGGCCAAGATGGCGCGTTTCATGCCGGCCAAGCGCGGACCGCGCGAAGCGCGCACCTGGGAAGCGTAGCGCGCGATGCACGCGCTGAGCGGTTGCAAATCCGTCCAGTCCGGTTCGACTCCGGAACGCGCCTCCACCTATGAAAACGGCCCCGCTGATGGGCCGTTTCTCGTTGTGGCCCGTGGGGAACTTCTCGGCCATCACGCCGAGCGCCGCTTCCCCATCTTCGCCACCGCGTCGGCGAGCACCCGGACGGAGTGGTGGGCGTATCGCAGCGTGCTGGCCCGACTCTTGTGCCCGAGCAGCCGCCCCACCGTGCCGAGATCTACGCCGGCCTCGACCAGCGCTGTCGCCGTGGAGTGCCGCAGGTCGTGCAGCCGCACGTGCGGCATACTGCAGGCCTCGCGCGCCAGCGGCCACCAGTAGTCGATCTGGCTTCGCGGCGGCATCGGCACGCGGGACGCGGTGCTGATGATCGGGTGTATGGGCACGATCCGCGGCTGGCCGTTCTTGCTGTCGCGCAGCACGAAGGCGCCCGCGACGCGCTCGGCGCTGGTGGCCTCGCTCACGCGCATACCCGACCACCACAGGATGCGGATCAGGGCGCGCACGCCGCGGTGCCGGCAGGCGCGAGCCAGCGCCACCATCTGAGCGCGGTCGACCACTACCTGGCGGGCATTGCTGACCGCCGGCGCCGTGACGCGCTCGCCTGGGTCGCGGTCGCCCATGCCGTGGTGCTTCCACGCCCAGCGGCAGGCCGCGCGCAAGTAGCTGATGCGGTTCTTGACGGTGGCCGGCTGCAGCGCGCCGTGCTGGTCCTGGGCGTATTCGGCGCAGACGGCCGGCAGTTCCTCGAGCGCGCGCCCCTGCCACCAGTCGCGCATGGCCTCGATCTCGCGCTCGGCGTTCGCGCCGGCCTTCAGCTGCTGGCAGCGCTCTCGGACGTAACTAGCGACAGCGTGATCAATGAGGTGCCGAGGGCGGGCGATGCCTGTGGCGAGCGCGTACAGGGCCGCGCTTTCCTTGCGGTCGAAGGCGTCGGCCTGGGCGCGTGTCCACCCGGCCGGGAGAAGCTGACGCCGGCGAACGCGCTCGCTACCGCCGTCCGGCCTCCTGATGCGGCGGTCGAAGTCGAAGCGCCACCTTCCGGTGGCCTTGTCTCGGTAGATCGGCATGCTGCCTTGTACGCCTGCACGTCGGCGGGGTCGAAGCGTACAGCACCGCCGCCGGCGCCCAGCCGGAAGCGCGGCAGCTGCTCGCAGGGGATGTCGTAGACCGCCCTGGCGCTCAGTCCGAGCAGCACGCCGGCTTCCTTCGCGGTGATGAGCGGGCGGTCTGGCATGGTCAGGCCAGGGTGTCCAGCGGGCTGCGGACTCCGCGGCCTGCCGCTGCGCCCAGCACGTGGGTGTAGATCATGGTCGTCTCGACGTCGGAGTGACCGAGCAGTTCCTGGATGGTGCGGATGTCGGTGCCGCGCTGGAGCAGGTGGGTGGCGAAGCAGTGCCGCAACGTGTGCGGCGTGGCGGGCTTGGAGACCCCTGCTGCGCGCAGTGCCGCCTTCATGTGCCGCTGCACGGTCCAGTCGAAGATGTGATGCCGGCGCTCCTCACCCGTCTCCCGGTTGACGTGGTACTCCGGCGTGGCGAAGACCCACTGCCACGCCCATTCGCTGCCGGCACGCGGGTACTTTCGCGCCAGCGCGTGAGGCAAGTCGACACTGGCGCGACCCAGGCTCATGTCCTTGTCGTGCCAGCGGCGCCGCTCGGCCAGCAGATCGGCGAGCGGCCGCACCAGGGTCTCCGGCACCATGACGACGCGGTCCTTGTCGCCCTTGCCGCTGCGCACCGTGAGCCGGCGTTCGCGCAGCTCGAGGTCCTTCACCCGCAGATGCTGTCCTTCAGAGAGCCGCAGCCCGGTGCCGTACAGCAGGCGCAGAAACAGGCCAGGCGTGCCGCTGGTGTGGCTCAGCAGGCGCCGCGTCTCGTCGACCGTCAGCACGGTTGGAAGGCGCGTGGGCTGCTTGGCGCGCACGACGTGCTCGACCCACCCGACGTCCTGCTGCAGCACCTTCTGGAACAGGAACAGCAGCGCGGCCAGGGCCTGCCGCTGCGTACTGGCCGATGCCTGGCGCTCGTTGGCCAGCCAGCCGAGGAACTGCTCGACGTCGGGCTTGCCCAGCTCGCGCACCGGCCTGCGGCCAGACCACAGCACGAACTGCCGAGCCCAGTGCCAGTAGGCGTCGAAGGTGCGCGGGCTGTAGTGGCGCACCGCGCAGGCTTCACGGATCGCCTCGCGCAAGGTGGCCGGGCTCCGCGGAGCGGCGTCGCATAACGCGGCAGTCGCGTCGTGCGAATCGGCGCGCGTTGCTGCTGTGTCAATGACTTGCGTCACAGCGGGTAGGTGTTAGGCGACGGGCGGTGCTGCCGAATCGAAGTTAGGCGTCACAACAGGCTCGCCCATGAACGTCGGCGGCTCCTGCATCGGTGCTGCGGCACGGCACGCTGCGCGGTACTCGTCCAGCAGCGCATGGGCATCGTTCCATGTTCCGGTCTGGTCCAGCAGCGCACATTCCAGCATCACCGCCAGCCTGTGCGCGTAAGCGCTGCCGACCTCGTGCAGCGCAAGAACCTCCCGCATCGCTTCCAGTTCGGTGCGGCAGGCTTGTAGCGGCGTCGGCTCTGGCGGCTTGCGCTTGCCAGCGGCATCAAACCTTTGTGGCGCGCACGTCGGGCATTCCTGCCAGTGTTCGCATTTGCATCGTTGCGTCATCTCGTCTCCAGTGATGCCTAACACGTCGTTCCAGGGCGACCCGCTACGGGCTGGCGCCCTCCGCGGGCGCCTGAACTCGGGCGTTATGCAGCAACAGCCGGCGTGCCAGCTTTCTGCGCGTCATAGGTGGCAATGGCCCACTCCAGCGCGTGGCAGCACCACAGAAAGCGGTGCGTCC